CAATCGTAAAAGTCATCTTCTTGGTTGAAATCCAAGTCTAGCAGATTAAAGGGGTCATTCAAGTTAAGAATAGTGGCGTAGGCTTGGTGTTCTTGTTGGTGTATTAACAGCCAATCATCCAAGTCCTGCGGGTCGGCATCAATGATGGGGTAGCGTGGCACATAGAAGCCAGCATCCGTCAGTCTTTCCCAAAAGACTTGATGCTGTATGCCATTCTCAAAGAGGAAGTCACGGAGGCTGTCTGGCTCCCCAAAGATCGGGGTAGCCAGTGCGTCCATGTTCAGGCTCATCTATCAGCCTTTTTTTCTAAGCGATCAAAGATTTTGCCTAGCATGTTCTTAATGTCACCAATGTCAGACCGGTAGTCATCACGGTTGACATAGGTCATTGGCATCTCTGCAATTCTGTCTTCGATCCTGACGATTGAGCGCGAGATACTGTTCAGTATCCACCCAAAAGCGGCTCCTGCGGCTGCAAAAAGAATGTTGATCAGGAATTGCGGTTCCACTCTCAGACTCCGTAACTTTTATGTGACTTTTGCTGTTATCCACCAATTTGAACCATCCGACTGAAGCGTGACGCTTTGGTACTGAGTTGACAATGGATACGTCAGCGCGTTGTCAATTGTCTGCGAAGAAGTTGTACTGACCGTCACAGCATTTGCCGAACTGTCAATTTTCTTAATTTTATACTGTTGGCCTGTAAGTGACGCAGCAGTAGGCAAAACGACACCAAATGGCGCAGAAGGATAATTGACCAGAATCGTTGCATTGTTTGCGCTGACTGCATATTGTGCATTTGCCCAAGCAATAATCTGGCTGCTGTTATTTTCCCAAGACAGTATGGCTGCACTATTGTTTGACCAGCCAATTTCTGTGCCACTGGTAATGGTAGCAATAGCAGTAACTACATTGCCACCAGAACCGCCACCACCGCCAGTAATAGCAACATTGGATGCGCTAGTAACGCGACCTTGTGCATCAATGGTAATTTGAGCAACTTGAGTATTGCTGCCATAAGTGCCTGCCGCGACTGTTGTATCAGCAAGATTGATAGTGACATTGCTTGCAAGGTTGCCGCCACCGTTTAAGCCTGTTCCTGCTGTAATTGTGGTGGTGTTTGCAACTGCACCAGATACATTAGCAACAGCAATGTCGATTGCTACGTTAGCTGCGCTGCTTAGTCTGCCTTGCTGATCAACAGTGAACTGACCGACAGACGATGCCGTACCGTAACTGCCGGGAGCAACTGCCGTATTAGCCATGCCAATCGTGACATTGCTCGACAAGTTACCACCACCAGCTAATCCAGTACCAGCAATGATTGTAACTGTATTGGCAACCCCGCCCGGTACGTTGGCGATTGGTACTGAGGTCAGGTCAACGGTGACATTCCCCGTAAGTTGACCGCCACCTGAAAGCAAACCAGTAGTCAGCACATACGCTGTATTGGGTGTAGCGCCTACATTTGCCGCATTAAGGACAACAACGCCGGTTTGACCATTGACGGAAACAACAGCATCAGAGTTGTCAACTTTTTGCCAAGCAGTGCCGTTAAAGACTGCCCAATCACCTATTTGCCAATCAGTAATGCCATCCAGATTGGTTGTGCCAGCGGTGCTAACAACGTAGTAATAACCTTTGACACCGACGCCAGAAGCAAGCATAGGCGAGTTGGAGTTGGCATTCCAAGTGCCTTGGTAATTTAACGAACCAGATATGCCCCCACCAGCTACCTTTAGCATGATTGCTCCTTACAGACCGTCGCCCGGAGTGATGTACACAGTCGCAGTACCGCTAATAGTGACGCCAGTAAAATAAGCATTTGGTACAAATGTCAAAATCTCATCCGTGCTTGGCAACAACGGAAATGCAGCCTGACTGCTCGTTACTGCCACAGCGTTGTTACTAGCTTCAGCCGCTGTGCTGCCATAACCTAGAAACACAATGCCTGTGCCAGCGTTAATCACACGATACTGATTGCCGCCAAGTGTTGTTGAAGCACATTGAACAGGCGTTGGCGCGGTTGTGTTTGCAGTAAAAACAACCGTATTACCTGTTTTGGTAAAAGCGTTAAGCCCCATCTAACACCTCCCAAGCCTGATTTGCCTCATTCCATGAGTATCTTTGATCGTCAGTTGGCATCGCTACAGGTGGTTGCCAATTAGCGTCATCGTCTAGCGCCCATGATGGATAAGGCTGTGGCGGCACAAACGCATCAATATCAGAACGATAGGTATAACCAATGCCTGCATAATGCTTACGAATATTACCGTTGTAGCTGGTTTGCTTCCACGTGCCGCCAAATAGACGCTCACAGAAAGCTGCGCCAATGTGTTCTTTTTCTACACCGTTGGCATCGGCTGTGTCTTTGTTGTCAACCACAATGACGCGCAACACCACATTGTTTGCGTCGAGTTCAGCGAAGTGCGCCATTTAAGCCTCCAGTTTTAATCCAGTTAGTTGCATCTCATCTCCCACCACGCCGACAGGAAATGTGTTGAACGACATACTTATCCTTACATCGTCACCCGTCACCGTCGGCACGTTATGCTCTAGCGACGATGGGAACAGAATCAACCGCCCCGTGATTGCTTCGAACCACCAAGATTCAGAGTTGTACAAGTTCCAATCTTCAGGAGGGAATTTAATCTGCTGCCAGCCAGAGCGATAGAAGAAAATCTTATCGTCAGGATTGGTGTTCAGATAGAACACACCAGACACAAAGCTATTCGGATGCGCGTGCTTGTGATGCCATTGCCCCTGCTCTGAATAGTTGAACCAGCTTTGCGTAATCCGCAGGTCAACGTCGTGCTTTGGATTGCTCGTAGCCTTGAAGTATTCAGCCACACAATCCTCAAGCCAACCACGCAAAGAAGTCATCGTAGGGTCACGCAGCACAAAGTTATTCTTGCTGGTCGTGTTGCCCTCATTCGGCCTAGTTTCCTGACCACGCACGAACAACATTTCTTCGTCGGTCAACGGACGGTCAAGGTCAAACATCCCGACAGGCGTTGGAAAAAGGTTGTGCATATTCATCCGATGGCTTCCTCAATCTCTTTCATCTGAACGCCCATCTGCTCTAATTGCTCTGGTAGCCACATGGTCGGGATGCTTTCCTCAAACTCTTTGATTCTGTCCATCACCCAATACACTTCCTCAATCGATGGGCAAGGTCTTGGGTCTTCCCAACGGGTAAAGACGTTGTTTGAGATTTCCCATTTAGCACCCGGACGTAGCAACTGCATTGCTGTGTCGATGCCCATGAATCGATAGACTTTAGTTTCCATAGTTATTGGTTGAGTTTGATTATCACAATGCCAGAACCGCCAGCGCCTGTGGTGCTGCCATTACTTTCTGAGCCACCACCACCACCGCCGCCTCTGTTTGCGGTTCCAGAAACTGCGCTTGTTGCAGGGGTTGCTTGAGCGCCAGCACCCCCACCACCAGCGCCACCAGACCCAAGAGGTTGATTAAAAGCACCGCCACCCCCACCGCCTGCATAAGTAACTGATGAACCGGAAATCGATGAGGCCGTGCCAGCGCCGCCATTACCGGCACCGGCATTAGTACCGGCGGCACCCGCTCCAGTTGCACCGCCACCTCCACCGGCATTGATTTGTGAATCGTTGTTGCCACTAACAGTATTTCCAGCGCCTCCGTTATTGCCTTGGCTTGGTGATGTTGATGGTGTATTTCCCGTTCCACCCGCACCGCCAGCAGCGTTATAACGGACTCCACCACCACCACCAGAGCCACCGTTAGAACCTGCATTGGCAGCATCTGACCTTGATGCGCCGCCACCACCGCCGCCAGTAGATGTGATAGTGCTAAATATAGAATCACTACCATTGCCACCGTTTGCGCCTCCAACAACAGCACCGCCACCGCCAACAGTAATGGTGTATTCAGTTCCGGCGGTTATTGAAAAAGATGTGCCTGTTCTGAACCCACCAGCACCGCCGCCTCCCGTACCAAATCCACCACTCGGAGCAATGTTAGAACCTCCAGCCCCACCACCAGCCACGACCAAATAATCCACGCTGGTCACACCTGTTGGAGCAACCCATCTAGTCGATGACTTGAAGGTGAATACAGTCTGTGATGCTACGTTGTACTTGAGGATGACAATGCCGGAACCTCCTGATGCGCCGTTGGTGCCGTACCATCCACCACCAGCACCGCCACCAGTATTGGCCGTTCCATTTGAACCAATAACACCAGACCCACCATTGCCCCCACCTCCGGCTCCACCGGAGCCACCGGGATTCGGCGCATAAGACCCCCCACCACCTCCTCCAGCATACGTAACGCTAGAACCACTTATGGATGATGCCGTACCATTACCGCCAGCAGTAGCGTTCCCTCCGCTAGTTGTGTTGCCGCCAGCAGCACTTGCGCCGCCACCACCAGCAGAAGCGTATGGAGCTATTGTTGTGTTGCTACCGGCAGCACTACCACCATTATTTCCCTGACTTGGCGAAGTAGATGGTGTATTACCAGCACCGCCAGAGCCGCCGGGATTAGAATATAAAGTGCCGCCACCACCAGACCCACCACTTAATCCAGTTCCCGGCGAAGCGCCATTGCTTGCGCCACCGCCATTACTTGTTATGGTGGAAAACACAGAATTGCTGCCGCTTGCACCAGCAGAATTATTTATTGTTGCTCCGGTTCCGCCGCCGCCTACGGTAATTGTGTATTCGGTTCCTGCTGTAACAGATAAAGCCGTGCCGGTTCTAAATCCACCAGCACCGCCACCACCTGTTGTATAGCCCCCATCTGTTCTTCCGGCGCCACCACCACCAGCAACTACTAGGTACTCAACCTCGGTCACACCAGTAGGCGCAGTCCAAGTACCAGAGGCGGTAAAGGTCTGGACAACAGAGAAGCCGCCGCCGCCGGTGGCGACCCTACCCATTAACAATGCTTGAAGTATGCCTGTCATGTGATATTCGACCCCGAAATAACCCAAGCGGTGTTTTCAATCTTGACCGCAGTGGCTACGCCCCATTGAGCCAGCGTTCTGCTGCCAGTAGCACCGTTGGATGACAAGTAAAGAGTATCGCTAGTCAACGAAATGGTGACGTTATTCGCGGAACCATTGATGATCGTGACTGCCGAACCCACTGTAAAAGACACATTCGAGTTAGCCGGGAACGTATAAGTTGCCGCAGCCTGACCTGTTGGGTGGTAAATATGTTTACCAGCATCCCCCAACACGACGTCGTAAGCTCCATTCTGGCTATTCTGAGGAATGCCCATGTAACCAACCACATTGGCGCTATTGGTAGTTGCGTTAGATACTGTGCCTGTCACCGCGCCACTACTGACAGTGACGTTGGCAAACGTCATATTGTTCAGAGTGGTAACAGTATTACCAAGCTGAATTGCTGTGTTGCCAATGGTGATAGCCGTGTTAAAGTTCGCATCAAGCTGCGATAAGGGGATCGTAGCTGTGGCGTTAGCAAATGTATTAGGTACTGGCATTTAGAACCTCGCTCTCAATTCATGTTCAAACTCAAACCCATTTATTGTAAATGGCGTAACACTTCCTGTTAGCGTTATACCAAGATACTTGCCAAACATTTTGGCGTCACTCTTATACAAATAATAACCAGCACCGGAACTTGCAGGGCCAGACCACCCAATAATGGTACTCGCGTTATTGCTCCAAGAGATTACATTTCCTGAATTATTAACCCAATTAACCGAGTTTGAAAAGTCAATTGCAGGCGACTGCTGAGACTCTGAATCAACGTAGGCCGTGAATATAATTGGGGTGTTCCCAAGTGTTGCCTCAATGCCAATCTTTAACGCCTGCTTGTCTCGGATTGGATCACCCATCGGCAGCAAAGCTGTTTCCAAAACCATATCAACAGGGTTGGCATCATCCTCGTAAAACTGGATCAGGTTGGTGCCGCTAGTGCCATACAAGTTCAAAAACCCGTCCTTGAATGCAGGCACAACATAAATGCTATTAGTTAGCTGATCGGTAAAAAACCACTTACGCTCAAAGAATGCCGCCTGTATCCAACGCTCAGTGCCATCGTCATTAAACTTGAAGTTAAAGACTGCGCACAGAATGTTATTAATTAAGCACTGACCGCCGGTAATATCTTCATTAAAGTTGATGGCGGTAAAAATGCCATCCAGCGGATCGCTAATCTTGGTAGTCGTTGCACCTACCAGCGCGTACACGCCGTATTCGTTCATGAACAACACCGAACGGAAGTACGGGAAGATGGCATGTTTCAGCTTGGAACCCACCGACGCAGACACGTTGGTGTTGGTAAACAGCGTTGTGCCAAGCGTTGAATCAATCCGCACATCAGAAAACACGTTGATGCTGTCTTCGCCAAACACATACAGAAAGTTATTGGCTGACAGAATGCGGGTAATGACTGTGCGCAAGGTTGAGTCACTGATTGTGATAAAGCCAGCAGTCAGATTTACAAAGTCATTGTAAGTATCTGCGGCTGTGTAATAGACTGTTCGGTCTTGCGCAATCCAAGTGCGTCCTGAGAAAGTTGCAATGTCGGAACCGCTTTGGTTAAGAATTGTGCAAGTGACATTGGCATTGCTGCCAGCGCCTGAAATCGTAACGGTTGGCGTGGAGGTGTAACCCGTGCCAGCTTCAGTCACAATTACTTCAGATACTGCATTTGCCACTATCGTTACCGTACCTGTGGCCTGAATACCATTGGCTTGATTGGGCGCACTAAAAGTCACGGTCGTGTTGCTTGGAAGATAACCGCTTCCACGATTGTTAATCGTGACAGAGTTCACGCTACCAATCGAATGCAGGTCTGTGCCATCCCAAGTCTTATACCCCTTGGCAGGATCAATAATCAGTGCGCGTTCATTACGCCACTGCGTAATCATGACGTTAGAGTTTGAGAATGTATTTGCTGGCGCTATGTTTCCTTGCGAACCCGTCGTAATGTTGACGTACTGCGCAGAACCATCGTCCTGAAACGCCAGTACATATTCATTATTGTCGATGTTGACCGATCCCATAAATGTCACATTTGCGCCAAATGCAACACCGGGAAGAGCTTTGTTACCGGGGATTGTCTTTAAATTGCCGTAGCCGATTGGCTGTATGTTTTGAAGCCAGCTAAACTCGCCATCACCAATCACGGTGCGGTTGTTCTTCGTGTTTACGCCTTTGAAGTCCTTTACTACGGCATAACTTTTCTTTTGCTCTGCCGCAGCCATATTAGTACCCCGCTGTGTAAGGTGTGGGTAGTCTGCGAGTAAAGGTCGTATTCAGGGCTTCCATCACATGCTTACTGTACTCTTGCTTAAATATCTCGGCTTCGCCATAGGATTGCTCCTGATACTTGGCAATGTAAGCAGCATAAAACGGCACAGCTTCTGTAAATGGCGTTGGTAGCACTTCAACATCAGCGCCATCAACCATTGGATCAACCAACACTACTGTGTCGATCTCCATTTGATAGGCTTGATCGGGTTTCGGGCCAATAAAAATCTTTTTAGGCCCATACATGGAGAACCCAACAGGGCGTCCAGTATAGTCTTGCCAGTAACGTAACTGAGCATTGAAGTCAGTCCAAGGCAAGTAGTACAGCGGGATGCGAGAATTGCCCCAATACAGGATGACATTCAAGACATCAACGGTATTGTTGCCTTCAGGCAGGTCAGCAAAATCAATAGTTTCTACGTTGTATGGTGCAGTGTGATTCTGCAAAACGCGATTGCACCCTGTGTCACGGACAAGGGTGTTGCGCCCATCGTTTATGTAATCCGTTAACTCTGCATTCGTCCAGAAGTTCGCATTAACGTCATGCAATAAACGGCGGGTCTGCGTAATGTAGCCAGACAGCGTATCTGCCATGATTAACCATTAAGATTTGCAACTTTCGCCGCAACCCGTGCTTTAGGCATGGGTGCGGCTACTCGTTCCACCACTGGGGCTGACAAGTGGACGGGCTTAACAGACTCTTTTGAGAATGAAAACTCGCCCAATTTCTGCATTGCTGCTTCAAACTGATTGCTCATTTTCATCCAGCCAAGTCTTATAAGATAAGGCTCTTTATCATCATCGCCATAACCAAAGATATGCTTTGCCGCAATTTCAGGCAACTCTACTGGTTTACCGGGTTCAAAATGGAAAGCTGTACCATCAAAACTATCAGTAAAAGTATTGGAACCGTTATTGCAAACAAAGATCGTGGTCATAGCGAGACAATATCTCCATAAAGGGCAATATCGCAGGTTACTGCGGCATTGACCGAACAGTTGACATACAGCACTCGGGCAGTTTGAACGTCAGTGTTAGCGGCTGATGCCAGCGTCAGATCATCAAACTTAGTGCTACCAGTTGCAGCACTCAGAGTTTGATCCGCAGCAATAGCAGTGCCTCCACCGCTTGCGGCGGTGAAGACACCCACATTGGCACCACTTGCATTACCACTGAAGTTAGACAGAACTATCCGACGCACAATGTACTTCGTAGCGGCTTGCGCAACCAGAGTTGTAACATCGCCGGTAGCAGCAAGGCTTACGCCGGTCTGCTCTGCCAAACGATAGTTGCCAAACGAGTCTGGATACGACCGACCGACTGCATTTGCGTCCATAGCTCCCCCTTATGCGTAGGTTTCGCCAGCAGCCTGACCGCCGTTGATATCCAACAGCGTCACCGTTGCATTGCCAGAAGAATTCTTGGCATACACGTTGACACCATCCGAAATCACTACGCCACCTGTGTTAGATGCCATAACGGTTGCGTTAGACGAACCGTTGTAAGCCAGCACAGTGACGTTAGCCGACGGGAACATGACGTAAATACCTGCCGGAATGACAGTACCATTGCCCGAATCGACTGCGGTAACAGTAACGGTCTGGAAATAGGCGCCCGGAGTATTGCTCTGAGCGCCAGCCAGAATGATTTTATTAGTAGCAAGAGACATGATTTCCTCCTTACAGGCTCAAAGAGTTGTAGCCCGTAATCTTCGTCATGGCTTTCGGCTTGGTGTTTACCAGTTCTGCAATCATCAGAACTGCACCAACGTAGCCAATCTGGAAGTTCGGAAGCGTGGACTCGAAACCAGTGAACGCAAACGATGCCTGCTCATGGATATAGAGCGAGAGATAGTTCGTGTTCAGCAGGTACAGAGTACCTTCCGGGCAGTACGGGTCTGGATAGATCGGCACACCAGCAACCATCAGGGCGCGGAACGCAGCCTGTGGGCCGTTGGCATCGCCATCAAAGCCTGAACCGGGAGTAATCATGTAGTTTTCTTGGCCTACATAATCCTGTGCCAGCAGCGTCCAAGTACCGAAGCCACAAACGCCGAAGGTTGGCACCTCTGCGCCGTTCTTCACGGTGCCGGAGATGTATTGCAGTACGTTTTGACGGGTTGGGTTGACCGAACCTGCCGCATACTGCTTGGATTTCCACCAAGTGTTTGTGCTACGGTTGATGTTGCCGTAAGTAGCAGTACCAGTGCCATCATCCACCGCTGCGGGTAGGCCGATAAACTGCTGGTTGTTGCTGGTGTTGTTGTACAGCGCGGTTGCCATCGAATCCATCATGACGTTCGTCGCGTCGTTCATACGCGCTTCGATCAGAGGGATGATTGCGTAGTCTTGCTGTACTGCGCCTTCCATACCGAGGAACGGTACAGGAGAAACCAGCAGCTTTAGGTTAAATTCAGCTTGGTAAGCACCCTGCTGGACGGATGGTTGAGCGAATGAACCGCTGTAATCCGACCACTGAGCGTTTACGAACTGAGAACCCTGCACCGGCACCGACACAGACGACACACCGCCAGAGGCAGTCTGCGAGTTTGCGATCAGCGCCGCCATCAGGGGCGTAGAGTTGTAGATTTGTACGACCAACTTCGGGATAAATGCCCGACGAGTGACGTAGGTCAACTCGTTGTACTGATTAGTACCCGAAGCCGGAAGAATGCCGCCACCAATAGGCATAATTTACCTCCGAAGTTAAAAAAATAGCCCCTTACAAACCAATCGGCTTTGGATTCTTGCGAAGTTCTGCCAAAGCAGCGGCTGCATTTTCACGCGCAGCAGCAACTGGATTCTTCATATATCCCTTTACGTCCATTCTGGACATAACGGGTTGCGGATAACCGGGTGTTGGCACCGCAGCTTGCTTCATGTGACGCCAGTAATCCGCAGCAGTCTCATGATTAGCGATACCTTTTTCGGTCATCAGCTTCTCGATTTCGAGGATGTCATCATCAGTCTGTGCAAAACCTGATTCCTTCAACTTGTTGCGGCGGCGATTCAGTTCGTCACGCACTTGTTGAGCGCGAAGCTGGTTTTCGAGGTCAGCCACACGCTTTTCAGCGGCGTTTGTACGCTCGTTGACCATCTCTTCCATCTCTAGTTCTGGCATTGGGATGTCAGGATTGACTTCTTTTGCCAAACGTAGAAACGACTTGCGCGTTTTGGGGTTCTCGGACAGACGCTTTGACAGCGCTGCCAGTTCCTCAATCGCTTCAGGCGAGTAATTTTCCAGACTCATAATTAGCCCCTCTTCTTAATCAATAAACTTTTTTGGTGTCACCCGGCTTGCTCATGGTCATGGCATTGCGCTTACCGGTTTTAGTCGGATTCGACAAGCCACCCATTTCTGCAAAGCGTGGGGTGTTATAAATCTGACCGTTCATTTGCGAGTTGTCAGTCGGGCGGCGCACCGACATTGCACCCTTAGGTTTGAAAAGTTCCATGATGACTCCTTAAATGGGAAGTGGTGGTGCGGTAGTTCCCGCGATAGGCGCTGACATTGCTTCTCTCTGGCCCGGCGTAGCGCCACCCGCCTGTGGCAGAGATTGAATCATTTGGATAATTTCGGAAGGCATCAAGCGGCGGCTGTCCGACTCACGCTCACCAAAGCGGCGCGTAATTTCCGCGATCACCTTCTCAATGGTTTTGGCTTCCTCTGAACCCATTTGAAAGACGCTCATTGCCTGCTGCAACATATCCAGCGCCATCATGACATTCAAACGTGCTGCCTCTTCTTCGCCGCGCTTGGGTTCCGGCGTACTCATTGGACTTGCCATCGGGCTAGTCGTTTCTTCCTGCTCAAACGCTGGCGGTGTCATCGGCTCAGAACCCATGCCCTGATCGGCTTTCAGCATTTGCATCATGTCATCGGTTTTTACAGCCATTTGACACTCCTATGTTGCGCGAACGATAGATATAAATTAACTATTGCGTCAACTAAAAAAAGGGGCAAAATGTTGCCCTGTACTGTTTTGCTACCTACCAGTTGTACGGTTTTGTGGGTTACGAGTAGCACCGCGAAACGCATTACGGTTGAAATTCATCGACGGTGGTTCGCGTGTCGATGCAATGTCTTTTTGCGTCATGCGGGGCTGATCACCGCTTTTGACCATTGACTGCGAGTTCATTGCGCCTGATCGTTGTTCCATTACACGGCCCTCAGTTGTGGTTGCTCGGCTTCGGGTGCCGCCGGTGCTTCAGCTTGTGGCGGCTGCATCATCTGTTGCATAGCGGCGTTAGCCTCCATCACCTTGATTTCCTCAATCAAGCGATCCTTCATCGGCGGCTCAACCATCTCAATCAAGCTGGCTTTACCAATTGCGCCAGCACTGTACAGGTTAAACGCCAAGTCTCTTGCATCTTCCATGAAGATCGGGCTGTTCGAATGCGCGTCCACCTTCACCACAAAATCTTCAGTGAATTGGGCAGCAATAAACTCATTGCCATCTTCATCACGGTAGCGCGTATCGTCATAGACCATCATCATCTTGAGATACAGCGTTGCAATTTTCTCAAGACTGTCTTCAATGGTCAATGCGCGTTTCTTGGCACGGGAAGAACCAAGCCGCGCCAGTTGTGACGCATGGCCTTGGCTACGAACGCCGGTTTCGCCGCGACCTGAAAGCACACTCGTAATGCCAGACGCTTCAGCAAACATGGCGTCAATCTCGCCGAGTTCGCGGAACAGATCGTTAGGAATGTTTGGCGTGAACTCTTCTACCTTGGCGTTTGGCATGTCGGAAGACACCATGCCGTTAGCGCGATTAAGCGCAAACATCTTTTCATCCAAGATACCTTGGAAACCGATGAATGCCTTGGGTGGATTGACTTGTTTGTCGAGCAACTCAAGTATCTGTCCGGTTCGCTTATTACGCATCTCTTGCAGGAACACAAGACGCTGCACTTCCGATTGACCATAGTAGTAATCGTATTGAGGCGAAGGGCATAGCTGAACAAACGGCTGTTCGCCTTTCAAGAAGAGGCTTTGCGATCCTCGGTCATAGATCACGATGTCTGGGTCAGCAATCGTGACGCACACATAGTCATCTAACTTATCGTCATAAATCCACAACTCCCGCATCTTGACGGTCGGCTCTGCAATCTGTGGCGTGTACGTCATGTTGCCAGCCAGATTCATCTGCACGTTACCGTAGATCGTGGGGTCAACCGCTGAAGTCACCAGACGCTCAACGCCTTCTGGATACTTCTTGGTTTGTTGTTCAGCCAGCGCAATACGACTTAGAATTTCCTCGCGCTTCTCATGCGAATACAGGCGTGAGTAGAGTTCTGATTTTGTCATGTAGAACTCTTGCACCATTGCCTCTTGGCGGTCTGTGTACGGTGTGTCTTCACGCAGCACACCGAACACACCGGGTTCCACCATGTACGGGTGAATACCGTTGCGCCATATCAGTTTGACAAAGGTGGAGTTGTAGCAGAACGCCCAATTCAAAGCGGCACCAAACACTTGGTCTGCGTTACTGGCAGTCCAGTAATCATGCAGCGCTTGCGTTAGTGCAGGAATTTTCTTTTTGAATACTTCCGGTACTGATGCGCCTAGCTTGATAGAGAAGCGCGTCGTGTCTGCCGAGTACATAAAGGCAGACAGTTGATCAATGTGCGGATAGATTTTATTGAAGTGTGCAGGCGGTGAGTTCTGATCAGCGCCGAAGAGATAGTAAGAGCGCAGTGTAGAGTATTGCGCTTGACGCTCACCTTGTGACACCAAGCACTTTTGCATGATGTCCACATAGAACGCTTGCCTATCAACCGGGTTCTCAGGAATTCTCATTTCTGTATCGTCAAGTTTTCATGGTCTGCAATGTAAGACCCTACTTTCGGGCCACTCAAATTCGTACCCTCTTGCTTGACCGCCTGCATTCCCGACACAGCTTCACCGGCAATTGAATTCAGGTTGTAATTACCCACCTCCGCAGGCGATCCCCACCGGGGTGCGAACGGATTATTGGGCGTTGCATGGCGCGGCGGCTGCGCCTCACCCTCTCTTGTTGATTTAATATCGCTCATCTTGAAGTCCAGTGCAAGTTGTTTTAGCGTTTTGTCATTATGCTTGGTGGAATCACTCTTCAATCCCACAGGTTGCAAGAATACTAACTGCACATCATCGCAGCCAGCAGGACACACGGCTTCCCGGCTTTCGAAGTAGCCATGTACCGGACACTTATAGTCGTGCAACACACTCATATTAGCCCCTCACTTCTTTAACAAATGCGGTTTTGTGTAATCGTACTTGTTCACAGGTTTAACCGATAGGCTGATTTTACCGTTTGTCATCTTCAAGGTGTACCCGCGACGCAAGGTTTTGCCAAAATCTTTAGGTGGGTGGTAGTCAAGGATCATCCGGCCTGCAATATCCATGCGCATTCCGGCCTCGCCGTTCTCTAAAGCCAGCAAAGCCTTGCTGATTCGGCGCTGTGTGGTCTCAGAAATGGGCATTTTTTGCTCAAAAAACGCCTTTTTCATGTTTCTGTAGTCCACTCCCGCTAATTTCGCAAAAGCCGCCATTGAGTAGCCTCTTTTGCGATTTAGCCGCATATTGTGCAGTCTAAGGGTGATTTCAGCGATGGTAAGTACCTTAATCATCAAAAACCCAAGGCTTTTAGGTAGTTTGACACCTGTTTTTGCACCTGAATCTGCCCACCAGCCTCACTTTCGGCGTCTTGTTGCTCTTTTTTCTCTCTTGTTACCCTATTTGCAATCAATCTAGGCTGTAATTGCTCGGCAAAAGCGGCAGCAGCCAGTGCTGACGCGATCACACGGTCATCTTTTGACCTCCCGGTGGCGGCAATCGTGCCTCCGTCGCGCACAATCCCCTTCATTTCGTCGATGCACTCTTCGGAATACACGCGCAACATGCCGCGCTCGAAGTAATCCTTCAGGTAATTCAACATTCGCTCTTTGCTGGAGTGGGTTGTCACCCATCCAATGCTGTTCGATATGCCAAAACTATCATTTCTGCGCCACAGATAGTGTTGCATATTGCCCAAAACATCGTTTAAGTGCCGCGCTTCTGAAGCTGGCAGGGCTGACGCCAGCCTTCTCAGGTTCCTCATCTCGTTAATCACGGCCTGACCGGGGCCATTGACCTCCAAGTTCAGCAGCGAATTGCCATAGGCACCTGCCAAATAGCAGATCACCCATGCAAACTGGAAGGTGTTTAACTCGGAAGTGGCAAACTCTGCGACCTGATCCATGCCATCGGCATAGCAACGGTACACCTGAATGCAAAATCTGTCTGCCCAATCCGACGATCCATACGCCGGGTCAGCGCCAATGACGTAATAAGCGTTCGCCACCGGCTCTTCCCAAATCTTTAAGGTGGCTAGTCGCTCCGTACTTTGGATCAACGTCGTGTCTTGGAAGTTCGCGCCCATGCTAAAGCGGTAAGACACGAACGCTTCACGCTTGGCCTGCTTCATGGCGTCGGTACACCGGGCGGTAGAGAAGAAGGATGTTCCCGTCATCACAAAGGCGTAGTCCTCTGTAGGTGGGAATTCCTGATACATCAGGCCATCGTCCTTCAAGCCTTCATGCAGCTTCCAGCGCCACCACGCAATCTGCCGAGAATTGATCTCGTAGTTGTACATCTTGCGGATGTCCTTCGTCCACTCCTTCTCTTCGGGCGACAGCTTGCCATCCCAATAGGTCTTGTACACATCCGACTTGGGATCAGCGGTATAGAGTTGGTTACGCCACCAGCCACAGAAAATCGCTTTCTGTGTTCGCGCTCGTTTGGCAGTTGTCCACATGTCATGAAACATGTTGAAGCCTCGCGCCGTACTCTCGAACATGTAGTAGCGCAGCGGGTTGGTTTCCGCTAAGGACGCAAGCAGTGACGCCAAGCCTTCTTCATCGCCCCATGAAGACGTTTCCGTGCCATGCAAGAAGGTGATGCCCTTACCTCGACCCAACCCACCTTTGGCGCGAGTACCCGCCACCTGATAAAACATGCGGCTTCTGTTTTGCAGCACCAACTGATTGCGGTTGTGACTCATCAGTGGAATCTTGTACTGCTTTGGGAGGCCATCCATGTACATAGCCAGCGTACTTCTAAACTGTTCCCGGTTCTCTTCCGTGTCAGTTGTCAGGGTGCCTTGCATTCCGGGATGGATGAAGTGCCAGTAAAGATCAAGCGCCAGAGAAATAGTAGTAATTCCAAGCTGCCGTCCTTTCAACACCACAAAGAAGTGGATGTCATCTTGCAAGCCCCTTGCTACTTCATCCATGACGTAGGTCTGGCTACCAAGTAGGCTGTCGCCCAAGGTAATCATGCCCTTTTCTTTGGACTCAATCCTTAACTGGCTACAGAAGCGATAGAAACTCTTGCGATCAAATTGCATGAATGGTGTATCCGTAGTGTTTGGCAAACAAGTCGTACACCGCTTCTTCCCCGAACATCTCTTTCGTCTGTTCTTGCGACAGCTTCCATAGCATCTCGCCATTGGACAGTAACTGCCTAAAGCGGCAGTGATGTCCAAATATCTTGGCTAAGTCCATCCCGTCATGACATGGGCCAATGTGTTCGAATGAGAAATACTTTGCCACTTCATCCGGTGCAAACTTTAGCCCTAACCGTTCCAAGTCTTTCCTCAAGATACAGGTCAACTGGATGTCTTCATTCATCATGATCGGGTCTGGCATCTGACGCCGCATCACACCGTACTTGCTAGGAGCCTGCAAGAACTTCTTACTACGCAAGGAAAAGCCACCGTTCTGCACTACGGTTGCTTCACCCTTCCCCCACCACTGATAAAAGTTATGAAACTCGCCATTGGCAAGCAACCCTGCGTGGGTTAGGCCACCCACAAAGTCGTATTTCAACCACTCGTCATCCCAATTCTTACCATCCAACGCCCACCCATCATGCTGCACAATCAGGGCGTACTCTGTATCAATGTAGTTATGCAGCGCGTACATCACGAACTCGCTGTAACCAAAGTAATCCAACCTTGCTGGCAGTATCTTCTGTGGCACGAACGTCACATCAATCTCAACATTCGTAATCAACAACGGCTGCGATCCCGGCAATGCGGCTACCGTTCTCTTAATCGCAGGTATGGCAGTTGCACCCCTACCATCGCCATAAATGGCTACCACCGTGATGTCTTTGTATTTATCGTTTTGCACGACGCCTCTCTGTCTCAAAGCCTTCCAAGTTCCAGTTAGCAATCCTGTACCGCGCCTCATAGTCCTTGGCACAGGCCAGCAACTCCCGAACGACCTCCGGCCTAA